ATTAGCAAGGAAAACCGAAGAGGCAATTGTCGCTCTCCAAGTGTTAAATACAACCGAAGTTTACGCCAAATAGCTCGTCTACAAATATGCTGGTGGATCAGTCAATAATCTTTACTAGGTAGGATCATGAGCTTACTACTATTACTTACCCCACCAGCATCTGGTGCTGCACCAAATAAATTTGCTCGTTTCAATGGGACGACCGACTACGCAATTGTCGAAGTATTCGCCTATCCATCTGCTGAAGGAACAGTATTGGTCCGGTGTCGTGCTGACTCGGCTTCTCCAGATGCGGGTAAAGCTGGTCTGTGCGATATGTCACCAGGGGTTGGAACGTCTCACTATCCATACTCAGACGGATTTGCATACATATCGAGCTTTCGTGCAACGAGAGTGAATTCGATTACGCTTTCTGGGTCCGTTGATAGGACAGCTTGGCATTGGTTTATCGTGCGAGACAATGCCGGAAGCGGTTGGGAGATGTTGCAGGCAACGGACGATGGGACGCTTTATTCTGTTGCGACAGCAGCACATGAGGCATTCAGCTCATCAGGACAGCATATCGGGACGTCAAATGGTTTGTCACTATGGGACGGTGACATCGATAGATTTCTACTATTCTCAACTAGATTGTCAGATGTTGAAATACAAGCAATCATAGCAGGAGGTAACGGAACTTCCCCGCTCGTTCGATACGAATTCTCAAGTGATGCTGGAGGTATCTTTGCTGATGCTTCTGGTAACGGTTACGATGCAACCATATCAGGAACACCAACCATAGTAACAGCATAACCTTCCCCAGAAAGAGGGCTGACAAATGACCGTATATGATGATCTATTAGCAGCACAAACTGCTATCGGACCACAAAGAGTTAAGTCAAAAGACTTGGAAGTTGAGCAACACGACATTGAGAAACTTCAACGAGTTTCTGAACGTAACAATGCTACAGCACCTAGTCTTAGTTCATTAACCTTTGTGCTTGGTAAACCAAAGTGCATTCCAACAGAAAGGGATACTCCTTGTGGGGATTGTTGCGAAGATATATAACTCCCTCTTCAACAACAAGCAAGTAACCACATATGATCAAATTCCAAATAGAGACTACTTAAAAGCAATTAAGTATCCTGTATTTAAGAAGAAGATCATGGAGTGCTCGATTGAAGAGGATGAAGAGAATTCATACTACACAGGTATCTTAAATACAATTGCAGAAAACTGTGTTGGTAGTACTCCTCTGGTATTAGGAAAACATCCTGAAGATGAGGTAAACGATAGTATAGAAGACAAGTGGCATGAATGGTGTGTCAACAATTCTATAGGTTCTGCAATCAGACAAATACGTCGTGGTGCAGCACGTACAGGATTGGGTATTGGAATTCCATATGCTCCAAAGAACAGTCCAGACCCAGTTATTTTAGGTATCAAAACACTTTGTGCTATTGATCTTAAACAACCTTGGGGTGCTGATCCTGCTGACAGAATCATCGACGGTGTAAAGTACGATGAAAACTGGGACATAGAAACAATCTATGTCGACAACGGAACTATGGAACCAACACCATTTCATGCCAAAGACATCATCATCTGGCATAAATCAATTAAAGAAGGAGTACGTACTTGGGCACCAGAATGTGGTGCTGCATTTACGTTATTCCCTTCAGTCAAGAGATTTATGAAAGCCATAGTACGTGGAGAGGAAATGAAGTCCTCTATTCCTATGGCAATCAAGTTAGATCCTATGGTCTACAAACCAGATGCTGCCGATGGAATACCACAAGGTCAATGGGAATACGAACCTGGAATGGTCCCAACTCTTCCCCCAGGAACAGACCTGACCGGACTACAGTTTGGTAGTCATGGAACTGAACGTAACCAATTTATCCAATTGGTTATCGGTGCTGCTGCTAGATGTGTTCAAATGCCAAAGAACATTGCTCTAGGAGACAGTAGTGGTCACAACATGGCTACTGCTGCTATCGACATTATTCCTTGGAAGAATAGAGTTAGCATAGACAGAACCGACTTTGAGCCAGCCACTCGTAAGATATTTAAGATGTGGTTAGAACGAGCCGTTCGTGTTTCTGATTACTTGTCTGTAAGAGCAAGAGGTCAGTCCAACAGATTCACATTCGACTTGAATTATGATTTGTTGTTTCAACATCCAGATCCTATGAAGAATGCTAATAGTCGTGCTATAGATTTAATATCTGGTAGTACGACTTTAAGTCGTGTCTACATGGATCAAGGATTAAATGCAAGAAGGGAGCTTCAACGAGAAGCCAAACTTCGTGGTGTTTCTGTAGAGGAACTACATGAAGTACTTCTAGTGTCCAGATCTCCACAAGTTTTATCATTGCTACAAGGATTACCAGATGAGGCTGAACAATGAAGCTAACGTAAAGGCTGTTCATATCAAGTGTGAGGCCAAGGCCACCCTCCCAGAAAAAGGTCCGGCAAAGTTATCTTTTCTAGCCTACTCTGGTGATTCGGTTGACCTTAGTGATTATGGTTTTGACTATCCAGTTGTCTATAAAGTTTCTGGTATTGTCAACAAACAGAAAATTCCAATCCTCTACAATCATGGAGAAGCTGTTGGTCACACAACCAAGGTCAACAAGTTGGAAGGAGAAACAAAACTCGGAGGTCGTGGGTATCTGTCACTCCCTGGTGCAGCTACCAGTAAGATTGAAGAAGGTTTGAAGAATGGATTTCCATTCGAAGGAAGTATGGGTCTAAGAATTGACAACTGGAAGGACCACATTAGCTTCCATGCTAAAGATCCTGTTGTAGTTAATGGTCGTACTTTTCAAGCTCCAATCTACGTTGTAGAAAAGAGCAAAATGGTAGAAATGACTGTCACCGAATTCGGTCGTGACGGAGAAACTAGTTTTGAGTTACTAAACGAGGAAAGAAGAATGACTATCAAGAATGCGGCACCACCTGTTGACGACAAGCAAGTCCTTCCACCAGAAGACAAGAAGGTCGACAACAAAGAACCAGAGGATAAGAAAGTAGAGAACAAAGCTCCAGAAGACAAGAAAGTTGAAGAGAAGAAAGAACTTCCTTCTGACGTTCTTAACTCTGCCAAGTCTTTGATTCGAGTTCAGAAGCTCCTCAATACCTACAAAGATTCAGAATCTTTGGAACTTGTTGAGAAAGGTCTTGAGAACGGTTGGGACGATGACCGAATTAAGAACGAGATTGAACTTGTTCAACTCCGCAATCAACTACCGAAGCTTCCTTCAGGTGGTGTGAAGGAAAACAAAGCAACCTTCTACAACACAATGGCTGCACGTGTAGCTTTGTCCAACGGCATGACCCCTGAAGGTATTGCTAAGAAGTGGGGCAAGGAAGTTGCTGACAATGTTTACGAACAAGGAGTTATGGGACCGTTCGAGCTCTGCGTAAGTGTAGCTAACCACATGGGTGGAAACTTCACTGGTTTCAGTGATGCCGACGTTGTTTGCAAGTTTATCAAGAACAGCGGGTTCTCAACCTTCTCGATGCCCAACTTGTTTGAAGATGTGGGCAAGGCTCAACTCGAAGAACGATGGACTCTCAATCCTCCTTTCGCTGTTCAACACTTGAAAGAAGGAAGCAATCCTGACTTCCGAACCACATCCAAGATCCGACCAAGTGGTGGTGAAATGTGGGATAAGTTGAGTGCTGACGGAAAGATCAGTCATACCAGCTTCGGTAAAGAAACTCGGTACACAACTGAGTTGGATACCAAGGCACAAATGATTGTCTTCGATCGTCCTACGATCATCAATGATGACCGAGACGTGTTGGCAACCATGATGGACTCGATGCTTGAAGGCGCAATGATGGTTCCCGACTACAAGTTGGGAATGAAGATGCTTGCACAAGCTTCTGCAGCAAACACTTTCTGGGTCGACACTGTAAACAGTTTCACAAGTACAGCACTAACCCGTGCTAACTTGTCAACTCGATACACCGATGTTCGTCAATACAATGAGACACGTGGTCTTGTTTGGAACACGATCATCAACGGAAACTGGAAGTTGATTCATGGACCTTCTTTGGAAGAAACCGCTTGGGAAATTCTAAAGCAAGATTACATTGTCAACGACACCACAGCCAACACAAAGACTGGTAGCAAGAACTACTGGTTCAACAAGTTTGAAATGGCAATGTTTGCTCAAATGGGCAATACCTCAGCTTTGGGCAGCACCGGCTTTGTGGCTTCAACAGCATGGTTGTTGTGGCCTAAGGAAGTCCGTTTCAGCCCATACGAAATCACTTACCTACGTGGTAAGAAACGACCAACGATTGAATCCGTTGATCTCCCTGGTGACATGCTCGGATTCGGTACTCGTGGGTACTGGGACGTAGAAGTCAATGAACGAGAGAACACAGCTATCGTTCGTTGCAAAGCATAATTGATTCAACACAATAGAAACGAGGAATAAACAATGCCAGTATCAACCCCAAATTTGGTAGCTCAACCAGTCCTGTTGGAAAATTATGGTCCAGCAGGAATCATCCGATCCGACTCGAACATCGTCCCTTACTACAACATCCTCTCAACCTCGATCCTCCCAGGAGAACCGGTGTTGACCCAAGGTAGGATTGGAATTAGTAAGAAGATCATTCTTCCAGGTGAAATCGGTGAATTGATTTTCGATTGGATGGCAGACTTTGTTGTCAATCCAGCACTTGCAGCAGTCATTCTCTCCAACGCAGTTGTCTATTGGGATTACGATCTCAATGGAGTTTCTGGTGGAGTGACACTTCCAGCAGGTGTAGGTTGTGTAGCAGCATCTTCACCAACCAACGGATTCATCCTAGGTCGTGCAATCATCAGCAAGATGAAAGCCGTCACACTAAGTAGTGGCAAAGCAATTGCAGCCTCCCCAGGAGACGAACGGATTCGTGTAGTTGCTCAAACACTTGCTGTATCAGCAATCGGTACTATTCCGACCTTCAACTAGTTGTTAGGGCCACTCATGTCAGATTTATTTCAAACCGGCGTACAGTGGCTCTCAGCAACACGTATCACTCATCTAACCCAGGACGTTGTTATTCGACGTCCTGGGGAAGATGGTGTTACTTTGAAGGCAACTGTACCTAGTTGTCAAGCAGATACGATTCAACAAGGACTCAAGATACAAACTCAGTATTTTGATTTCATGTTCTTGAAACAAGATTTAACTGACAACGACATACCTTTAGAACGTGGTGTAGAGATTGTTTGGAATGATAAGATCTTCCAGATAGCTTTCGATAAAAGAGTACTTTGGTATTACAATGATCCATTTCATTTGGATATTGTAGTACAGACTACGTATCAAAAAGATGTTGTCGTTGAGTCTCATACTTTTGATTCAACAGCATGGACCTTTGACAGCACTACATTTACTATGGATGAATCATGACTCTAGTAGAAATATCTGAAGCTATAAGAACCTACTTGAATACCTTAAATCTAACTTTAACCTCAAGTTCAGATCTAGTTCAAGACAAAGTCTTTATAGCTGAATGTGCTCTAGACCCTACTAAAGCCTTTGAGAACTTATCCAATAGTTTGTATGTAGTTCCAGTAACTGTAGAGTATAATAAAGAAGCTAGTGGTGCTAGAGAGCGTATTAAAATGCTTTCTAAAAGTCCTATAGTTTCTATTGTGCTTTCGATTCCATTTCAATCGTTTGCAGAAGGAGACGTTGGTAGTTGGGAAGAGATATCCCAAATACTTAATCTCCGAGAGCAAATAGACACAGCTGTGGCAACCCACACTTGGGATATTCAAATAGACTCCATCAGAGCAGAACCAGCACAAGAAGTCACTTTGAATCAAAAATGGTTTCTATCAATTACTGAATTCGTTTTCAAAGGAGTAAGTTGTTGAAATACACAGGCAAGATTCAGTTTTTCTTTCAAAAGCTCATACGTCGTGTACGGTATGCTGAGAACAAAGCTTTGTACAGAGTAGCTGGATTGATTAGAGTCACAGCAAGAAGGACAATGAGAAATAGACCTGGACCGTCTAAAGCACCCAAGCCACCACACGTTCATACAGAAGCAGGTCTTAAAGAGATTTACTTCAGTGTATTTGGCAACAAAGCAATCATTGGGCCTGTCAAGTTTCCTGGATCTAATCAATACAACGAACCTGTTCCTCACGTACATGAATTTGGTGGAACTTATACAAGTAGGTTCTACTATAATCATTTTCCACAACGACCTTATATGTCTCTAGCCCTTAAAAAGCTACATGAAAAAGGTCTAATATCCCGACAGTTTTCAGCCGTAATGGCAGAGGTGTTATGACATGGCACAAAGTGCAAATCTAACACAGTGTGACAAAAATGGTGCAGAGATGTCTCTGTACTTTTCTACTGGCACCTGTGCAACTCCTGTGTGGATTTTCCACAAAGGCATTATTGGTGATCTTCAACTTGGTGAATCTGAGGATCAGAATGAGTTAACCTCACGTGATCCAGCACAGATTGTGAAACAGTACACCGAAGGCAAGATCGACATTGAAGTAAGTGGTGAACAAGTAGTCGACTCAGACTACGAAGGTTGCAACTTTATCAATGCCATGAGAGCTAAAGGTTCTCCTGGTGACATTTGTATTCTTACTGGATACATGTCAGAAGTAGGTTCCTTTGGTTGGAGAGGGCATATGAGAAACTTCGATAGAAGTATCTCCGGACCAGAAAACGGTGCTGCTCGTCAAAGCTTTATGCTTAAACCAGCCGCTTGCGTTCTGGTAGCTTGCAAAGTCCGTCCTGTTAAAGTATCCGTAGCCGACGCTGTCGCTGACTACTCACCAGAAACCTTCACCCCAACGGCATAACAATGAAACCAGAACAACGCAAAGAAGAACTGTTGCACGGTCTACGCCGTGCTTCAGAAGGAAACGAAGTATACATCGACGTGACTCAAGTCATGGAAGTTCTAGGACTGGAAGAAACTGAGAAGCTTCTTGTCAGTCTAGTACACATGGAACAGCTAACCAAGATATCCAACGGAAGGTCGGGAGTCCTCCCAGGAAAAGACCGCATCCAAGGTGGTATGGCTGGTTTCATGAGAGACGATTTGCTTGCTGCTTTGGAAGCTCACACTTTCGACAAAGCAGTTAAGCCTCCTGTAGATTTTACTTAGTACAGGACAATCTTGAGGTTCGAACTCTCTTTCCTCAAGACCCTTTCCGGTGACTAGTAAGTGCTGGATTCTGGTTGGTACATTACTACCAACTAAGAAAATAACTACTAGAGCTTTCAGTTCTCCGGACCCTGTGTGTCGCATGAAGCACACAGGGTCTTTTTAGTATTTAGGAACCACGCTGAGTGAAAGAAGAAGCCACTCGTAAAACTAAGGTCGAAGACCGAAGGAATAGAGTCGCCCTTCTTGAACGATGCGAAGCAGAGTGAAAGAAGAACCACCTATGACAACCAAGTTTCAATTCGATAACAAAGACTTCAAGATAGACATACGTTGGAAAATGGCAACAGAAATCTTGCCTGACAAATTTGGAGTAGAGATCCTAAAGCTATTTGTAAATCAAGAGGCAGTAAATGCTTCGATGCAAAGAATGCTGTTAGACGATCTCCTCGTTTGTAAAATGATGTGGTTCTTTATAGAAGAAGAAACATCAATGACCTACGATCAATACGTTGATAAAATGAGTATCTCATACTTGGATACTTTCAGAGAAGCCTTCTGGACTGAGGTAGCAAATTTTTTCGGGTCGGCCAAGAGGAAGCTAATTCTGGACATGTGGGAAATGTTCAAGAGGGAACTGAAGAACGCAGACTTACAGATGGCCATATCCGAGAACTCGCCCTCGAATTCACAGCCCGAACAGGTATAGAAGCATCCAACTACACCTTCGGTGAGATCTTTTGGATAGTAAGACACAGCCAAGAACATGAACAAATGATGATGGCATGTGCAGCACAATCAGCCGAAATGTGGCCTAAGAAAACACAGAACAAACCCTCCCAGAAGAAGGCAATAGATGCCACGTTGGGTGCCTTGTTTGATAGGAAATAATTATGAGTCGTGGTAGTATATTTGCGGGTCGTGCAGTCATTCTTGTTACAGCTGAAGATCAGCTAAACAGAGGACTAGGAAAAGTACGTTCCACACTTCGTAAGTTTGCCAATACTTTATCAAACATAGGAGACTCTTCACTTCGAGGAGGTCTCCTTGGTTCAATTGTTTCTGGGGGGATACTCAGACACTTTGTTGACTTTGATGACAAGTTACTTACATTACAAGCTAAGCTAGGTATCTTCGGTAAAGCTGTAGGTCAAGATGCTATTGTAA